TTCCCAGAAATCAAATGGATTCACCGGTGATTCGTCTGCGAACTCAGGTTGCATTGAATCCATAATCTTATCAAAGATCTTTTTACCAAACTTATAAAGAAACACCTTACCTTCGTTGGCTGGATTCGATGGATCCTGAAGAACCAACATATTGACTACGTAGTGGAGTCTCCGCTTTTGGTCACGTGCCCGGTCTTTATCAGACTCAATGCCTGAGTTCCAGAGTCGTGAGTTGAGTTCACCAACTGGGTCAGGTTGACCAATAGATGTAAGGCTATTTTCGATATACCATAGTCCGGTTGGTCCTTTGAAGCCGTGATCCCAGTAACGGACCCACGGTAGTTCTTGTCCTTCCGCTGCAGGCAAGAATCGGAGTACTGCATAGCCATTCCCCGCTTTATCGACTGTTGGTTTCCAGATACGATCATCGGCGTAGCTTTTCTTTTCGCCACCACCTGCTTGATCTGCTGCTTGAATGAGTTTTGCGATTTGATCGCGATTGGATTTTAGATTTGCAAAAGACATATATTACCTCGTATTTGCTGAAATATTAACTGTATTATTATACAACGTTCATGTGTCGTTGTACACACTTATATATACGTTTCACTCGAATAACGCGGAGTCTAACGTATTTTGTTTTGGCAAGAAATTAAGCTGCATTGCCTCAGCTTCAAGCTTGTCTTTAATAATTGGTGAGACAAACTTCTTCATATCTTCTGGTTCAAGATCGTTCTTGTCACACAGATGTAGTATGGCTTCCATATAACTAATCTTGAGTTCAGTAACCGTTTGTTCAACAAGTTTAGTAAACTTTGATTTAGTCAAGAATTCTTGTTCAATCGTCATTTCAATACCCTCAACAATATTGTATCCTCATTTAGTCGCCCGTTTGGTACGGACGGTTTGGTTGTAATTCCTTTAGCTAACTTCTCAAACTGTTTTGGAGTTGAGCTGAGTGCCTGTGGCAATATATCCATAGGCTTCCTTAAAGTCCATGCACGAGACTCCCCGTTTATGTTCTTAATTGTTGTACCACTGATGATAAAACCATCGGTTGACTCGGTCTTGTACTCGATTAACTTACGAGACTTCGTATTGAAACACAATAGATGAGTCTTACCAATGATCTGTACAGGATTGATAGACACCACCTTGAAATCTGTATCTTCTTTCTTATACTTGACTCGAGATATTTGCTTTTCAAGCGATGGTGTTTTCTTGACCGTCTTACGTGTGGCTTTCTTAGCAGCCTTGATGCGATCTAGATCAGCCAACATCGCTTGGCATTCCTTGATGCGGCGGTTGAGTTCAGGTCTTTTAAGATGAGAATAGCCTTCTACTGCTTGTTCACAACGCTTGTGATACGCATCCTCATAATCAAGTAACCATCCCTCAACCACCTCACGGACTGGGATGGTGGCGGAACCACCTAACCCATGTTTACCAAAAGCTTGATAAACATCCAGAGAAGCTTTTTCACCTTCGATCCACGAGTCCTCAAGAGAAAGGAGATCTTGCATTATCGTGTTATTGATCTTTCGTTGTAACCGCTGTTGAGGAGAAATTTGCGGTTGGCCCGTAGGGACCTCCAACTTTTGTTTGGCATCATATATAGCCTTTCCACTTTCAAGTAGTCCAGCTAGCTTCTCCATCAGAGACTGTCGCCAGTACTCTGATCTCTCCGTGACTTCCTGCCCTGTGTTGTACCAGTAGGCAGTAGCCGCATAGTGTGTCATGAGAAACTTATAGTCAGCGTTGGCAAGAATATATCTTGCGTCTTTCTTACTAAAGTTTTTCTTGACGAAAGTCTTATGTTGGGATATAAGGTCTTTACGGTCGATCTCAATATGGAAGTAATCCTTTACAGAATCAAATCCTTTATCGACCGGAGCTCCAAGTACACCAGTACGAGCTCTTGATCTTGGTTTCTTCTTAGCAATTCGCTTACCCTTCAGTGCGGTTAGTCCCATGATGTTTCTCCTTCATCATAATAAGTGAGTCTTTCTTGTGAGGGCGCTCTATAATTTCCCACCTGCGTCTTAAATTTTTTGAGGTTACAGGCTTAACCACGTTTGTACTCGTTCCTCAATTGTTAATATATTCTACCATACTTTCACGACAATGTAAAGGAAAAAATGCACTCATTCGAAAAAAAATTGAGCAGAGCCGAGATATATCGTATCGGTTGCGTATGAGTTTACCAGAACTTCCACCACTTTCTGCGTGGAAACGTATTTACAGACTCTCGTTTTGGTGCGTAGTCTGTGGTCATATAATACTCCAAAGCGTAGATCGCCAAGACTCTCTTGAGAGGATCGGACTGTGAGTCCTGTAGAGCCTTCAATCGTAGGATGTCGGTCTCTTTGAGATTCCTACCATACTCGATAATCAATTGCTGAGCAGCGTGTTTGAGCTCACTCTCATAGTGGAGAGAATCAATATCGAGATCTTCCCACAAGTCTTTTCCCATCATTCTTCTGGTTCCTTATAAAATATATGATCGCCTATGATAGACGTAATCTCAAGCTTCTTGTTCCAGTCAGGATCAACGTAGTTCGCATGGTACCATAGGGCACCATCCACGAGATCGTCGTATGTCCCGTCTAGAACTTCCCATGAGGACTTCACGGCTCGAAACCAAGCCTCTCTTTCCTCCTGGTCCTCTTGTCTAACCTCATCCGACTTACCATCGCAGTACCAACTGAACTGACAACGATCACGAATCGGATAAGTCATGTTTGGGTCTCGCCAAGACTGACGAACGGGTCCTTGGAATACCACATCACAAGGATTGTTCGGATATATATCAGACGCTACTCTATTCATTACGACCTGGTTCACAGCGATCATTCCTTGATAGTCCTGATTACGTGCCTCCCAGTAAGCATTCAGTGAAAGGCATACCAATGCCGCGCCGATCATGCTCTCGTTTCTTCACCCGTCCATTCCTGAGCCGCCAGCCAGGAACGGATTTCTGCGTACGTAGGCTCAGCGTCTGACCGATGCCAGCGTGTACCACGATTATCCTGTTCATCGATCATCCAGTCCCACCATCCATCGGGATGATAGTCCAGCTGGACTCTCCATGACCAAGCGTGATATACCTTACGAGCTCGCTTTGATGGCTCAGCCGTAAAGTTATAAAAATTCTCTTCTGCCACTAGTTTCTCCTCATCTGTGAGTACGATTCTGGGTTATCACCTCGACCAACTGGGACCGTGTTAGATTTGTGTAGCGTAGCAAGTCCGATGATGTAATCTCCACTATAGGACTTTGCTGCTTTCTTGCCTTGAATGGCTGTGACGCGATCCGACGTTGGGACTGACCGACACGTAGACTGATAGTTCGGTATACCGTTGCCACTACACTTTCTTTCTTTTTTCAGTTGATCGGGATGTACTCCATTCTTTCTTAGCCATTCATCGTGCTTTGCCTTCGCCGCGGCATGACCAGGCTTACGGTTTGCGCGACGAACTTTACTATTTATAGTACTCATTCCACGTACGAGATGCATAGTCATATTATCGATAACTCCCTACCGTATCGGTGCCGTGACCCTTACGAGTCATATCGTTGATTCTTTCCTGTAGATAACGACGAACGATCTTTTCAACAGGATCATAGTTACCCTCGGTAATCGCTTTCATACGATCCAGTTCACCCTGAAAGACGCGTACCGCCATCATTCTATCACTCGACATATTTTTCATTCTATTATTCTACCATACTTTTACTGATTTGTACACAACTTTTTTTCAATCTGTTTGATATGTTTGCACTTTCGATAGGCGATACAGTTACAATCAAACCCGTAGTCATACATCGTAACCGTATACTCGTCGCCCTTTGAACCAGTCACCGGCCATTGTGTACCAACCAGGTAATGGTCTCTTGTCTCTATGAATTCGCTTGCGTGCGCCATGATCGTACGGCTCCTTTTACAATCGCGGGATAGTCACCAAGATACGTCCCGGCCTCGAGATCAGATATCGTGACGAGACTCTTGTGTGGATGATCGATGGCATCATAGTTCTCGAGGATAAACTGAGCCAGTTGATCGAACTCCTCATCGCTTACCAAAGGATTATCCTCCACGTAGTAAGCGTACGAACACATCAGATACCGAGCGATCGGATTCTTCATTAGTTCCAGCCCTCCTCAGACTCGTATGAATTCTGATCACGTACACGATCACCATAGTACTCATCCAGATACTTTGGCGCGTCTGTCCACTGGTTAATATTCTGGTCACCGAATCGATCCATAATGGACGTCTCGGAAAGGCGAACACGACGCGACTTCGAAAATTTTTTCTGCATGGCCTTCGCACGCTTCTTAATCACGGCTAACCGTTGTTCCTTACTCATATCCTTAGTAATAATAATCTTAGACTTAGACATTCTGTAACTCCTCATTTAATTCTAAGATAGACATAGGGGATCCTATTACAGTAACACTAGGATTCCCACCCTGACTCGAATAAGTAACCCATTTATCGATCCGTAGGTCATACTTATCCAGTAATTCAAACAATTCCTGAGCCTTCACATTGTAGTCAAAGGTAAAACTAAATTTATTATCCATCTGAACATCCTCTCTCATTGTAATAGTATTCTACCATACTTTTGAGCAAATGTAAACAAAAAAATGCATTATTTTTTCCAATGAAATCAATAACATCCTCATTTTATTATGGTGACTTCGATAGGATTCGAACCTATAACCTTCTGTTTAGAAGACAGATGCTCTATCCAGTTGAGCTACGAAGCCATTTATACGCGATCCTAGAGAGGCAACGAAATTTCCAGAGAAAAATTTTTTAGAGAAAGACTCTGAACGCGATCCTGTAGACTCTCAGAACGTCGGCGGGTCATCTAGGCCCACTATACAGGCGGGCTGTTTTCCCTCAGTAATTTTTTGCATATACGAGTACCCCTAGCCGTATAGAAAAGAGGAGTGAGGAGCACGGCTAGGGGTCGCTGTATTGGGTTTAACCCCAATCCTTAAAGTCTTGAGCCTCTTCGTTATCCTTATAACCACGCGTGTATTCAAGGATCTCCTCAACGGACATGTCCTTTAATTCTACACGAGTACCTTTCTGAGTGCCTTCTGGCCACCAGTGAGGGTCAAAGGGGCGTCTATAATAGGAATCCGCTCCACCCCTGTCGTATGGAGACCCGTGGCCACGTGATGTAATGGTATCGTCAAACATGTATATCTCCTACCAGATCAAGAGTAATGGTGTAATAGTAAGGAAGGCTGTGAACAATACGAAGCACACGATTGATTCAAAGAGGTTATTCATTATCTGACTCCCGTTGCGGCTGACATGGCCTCGATCATGGGTGAGTTATCAAATCGAGTAGCGAATATCACAGGCTGACCACCGATCGTTGAGTGCTTCTCGATCCAGTAAGCGGCCTCTTCT